CCACTTTTAACAACAACTGCTCCATGCTTTTGCTTTTCAATAGAGTGCTCAGCAAGAAGTTTGGCAAGATTAATAAACTTTTTTTCCTTTTTACTTAACATTATGCCCTAAATACTCCAGCCTCTACACCATTTAACTCAGCCATTGCAAAAAGCTTTGATGTTGGCTCCTTCTTACTTGCAAAGTAGGCAAAATAAGATATATTGTTTAGGTATTTCTGTACATATGAAGACGGAAGTCTTTTAAACGAAATCTTTTTACCCTTTTGCTTTAAATAATTTTCTGTTGTATTACAAAATGCAGCAGTAAAATTATTAACATTGTGTGGCCCAGCAGACCACACCTCAATCTCTTTATCATTTAGAGATGAGGATAGGGCAACGCCCATAGCACGAATAAAAGTTTCATAGTCTTTAAAAGACTTTGTTCCTTCTACAACAATTATCATTTATGCCTCTAGCTTTTCTAGTATTTCTATCATATTTTTAGGATTAATGTCGCAATTTAATGGATCTATTATTTCGTATTTAGAAATATTAAATTTATTTCCACTATACTTAGTCCTTTTTATGGTACGACCATCTTTCCAGTACACCATATTATTGTATAAGATGATTGGAGACATGTCAATAGCTTTGTATGTTTTTTCTTTTTTAAAAAGAAAAATACTAAAAAGTACTATTTGTACTGCGGCTACACAAAGCCATACAAAAAACGGGATATAATCCATTAGTCATTTATTTCATCTAAAACATTCATAAGCAAAGATATCTCTGATGGGGATAGTTGATAGGCATCAATTGGTATTGCATTTTCTCCGTCAACTACCCCCTCTATTACTTCAGAGGTATAGAAGGTATTATTATGTACCCAAAATGCACGATTATTTACTATTGCGACACTTATTTTATTTTTCTTACGAACGTTATCAATCTGTGTCGATTTATGGTTAGAACTATTATTCTGTCTTAGCTGGTTTTGGCTTTGGGGCAGATTCAAGTTCTTGAATTTGTCTAGTGAGTTGCTTAATAGCTGCGTCAGCCCTAATTTGATATAGTAAAAATTCATGCTCAATCTTATTTGACTTGTTTCTATAATATTCAACCAAAGCCTGTAAGCCAGGGTCAGGGTTTTCGATATTATTTTCATTGTCATTCATATGTATTCCTTTCTGATAGTATAGGGTACATTAAATTTATTCATTTGTCAAGTCTTTTTGAAAGGAAAATGGAGAATTAACCCAAACATCCTTTTTAGCATACCTATTAACTATTGATCTAGACCAGGAAAATCCAGCATCTCCGCCCCATGCATCCCACATGATTCTTCCATTTGAAGGGTTAGCAGTATTATTAAAGTCCTTGCCCTTCTTATCTACTTCGTGACGAGAAAAGAAAGAATACATTCTTCTAACTACAGATAAAGACATAGGTCTTCCAGCTACAATATCTGATGCCCTTCCCCAACCTACAGGTGTACCAGCACCAGTAGCCTTTCCTTCCTCTTTCCATTTAAGTGCTCTTCTAGCAGCAGACTTCATTCCAGCACTTGGGCTGAATGTTTCTTCTGCCTTAGAAAAATTAAGTATATTTGTATACTTATTCAATGTTTTCATCTTGTGTCCAACAATTGTATCTGTTGGCTTATCATCACGATAAACTCTTATTACAACAGCAGGGTTATCTGGAGTTCCAGTAACTGTAAAAGAAGAATTGGGAACGTTATATTTTCCATTTCTAACAATTCTTAAAACCTTACCCCTTGCTCGCCCACCACTTGAATTCCAGGAAACCATCTGACCAACACGAACAGAATCGGCTTTACCCATTGAATCAACCATTTCATCTAAAAATTCTTGTGACTCTCCACTTGTCATAGCTACTTCACTCATTTCTGTATTAACTAAAGAATCTGGTATTGCTGCAAGTCTGCATTTGGCATCTTCTTCTACTAAGAATGAAAGTAGCTTACAGCCCAATCCATTTTCAGCATCATAATGAAACGAACAATTTCCACACTTGACACCAATTACAGAATCTTCATTTTCATTAGATGGCTCATAACCAACCCAAACTCCAGAAGATCCTTGATCGAATGGACCAAATTCTTCAACTATTTGAATTAAGGCATCATGATATGCTTTTTCTTCAGAATTTAGCATACTATATAAATCATTCATTTTTGTTACAGACTTTTTATTATTTGCTTCAGCAGCATACAAAGCTCTTTGCTGATTGATTGCTGCCGCCCTTGTTGAATGACAACCATGCGAACCTGATGGCCCTACAACAGCGTACCCGCTGCATCCACCGTAATTTCTTTTTATATCGTATGGCACAAATATATTATATCATCGCTTACAATATTTTTATAACAATCTATAACTTGAAAGATAATCTTTTATTTCTTCTGTCATTTCTGGTTTTTGTTTTTCTTCAATAAGTTTTTTATTTTGCTCAGATTTTAAAGATGACCATGTATGAATTTCTATTTCACCAACAACTTCTCTTTTAGAGTGTGAAATAGCATTATAAACTGATCCACACATTGCATCTGCCAAGTCCTTTGACTTCTTTCTTGGGTGGTCTACCTTGTTGTTTGGCATGATTCTTAATTCCAACATTTCATCTAATAACAATTCTATATGTGGAGCAGCAACCCGCTCTTCATATATCAACATTGCAAGATCTTCATAATGCTTTTTAGCAACAGAAAGAGTTTCAGAGTTTATTCCAACGCTCTTAAGGTCACGCTGAATATCAAAAGACTGCCACCTGTCAAATGTTACTATGCCAAGATTGAATCCGTTTCTTCTAAGACTTATAATCCAATTCTTTACTTCTGATAAATCGACTGGACCCTCAACTCTTGGTTCCCACCAGGCTATAGCATCTACTACTATAAATGGAACGACCTGTTCATAGTTATTAAAAGCTTGCATCTTTACCCATTTTTCTACATGGCTAATTGCAATTGCACACTTGTCATGTCTTTGTGCAAGGTCTGCGTGAAGAAAATAAATTTTTTCTGGATCTGGTTTAAATGATGGGTCGAATCTTCTAAACGAATCTAATGGATTACGAATGGATAGACACTTTTCTATTTTTTCTCTTGACTTAAAAAATGAATCACTTGATGTTGTTGGCATACAGGCAAATCTCATCAAAGCATCTGTAGGTTCTTTAAAAAACGCAATCTTAAAATCTTCAATAGACCTTGTAGGATTCATTTCCCAAGTTGGTCTTTTTAGTGCAAAGACTCTTGGATACTTATAGGAAATTATATGATCTTCTTCCCATTCTATATCAAAGGTATTGCCTGGATCATCTTCTGGCAACTCTGGATTTAAAACAAATTGATGAGTTCTAAATATAGTTTCTTTTTCTGCAATTGCAGAATCGTAAGCTTGCTGGATAAAGTCGTTTTTGTACCTAGGGAATGAAAGAAGAACAACTTTACCAAAGTCTGGAAATCGTGAGTCTACTGACCCACGGAAAGCCCTGTAAATATTTTCAGCAGTTTTAGCCTGTTCATTACCAGCAGAACCTTGGCTAGCAAATCCAGAGATCTCGTCAAGGATAGCTAGGAATAGGTTAAGACCCTCATGGCTTTCTCTTTCAGAGTGACCAGAATAAAGAGTAATAGATTTATTAAACGCAACACTATTTACCTTCGGATCATATTTCCCAGCGAACCATGGTGAGTTTTTAATTTTTCTTACAAAATTATCAAAGAATACGTTTTTTGCCTGCTCAGCATTGATGGCAATATTGATAAGATCTATTGCATCGTCTGGTGGTTTTCCATAGTACCTGGCAGGATCTTTAAGACACATAAGCTTATATATAATGTATGCACAAGCAATGGTTGACGTATGATCTTTTCCAGAACCCTTTCCACACTGTAGAATAATTTCTACTTTTGAATACTTCTTGAAGTGTTCTTTTCCTTTTTCCTCGCCCATTAACGATATTAAATCTTCTTCACGGTATATTTGACTCATACACTCAACAACCGTATATTGATTTTCAGACAGCGGAGGCTGATTTAAAAAGTCTTTAGAGGTTACGAATGTAACAACGTCAACTGGATTTTCTTCAAATGGATTATCATTAAGAGCTTCAATGATATCTGATAGATCAAGAGTCAATTACAATTACCTCATTTGGAGAATCGTTTATCTCAGATAATCTTTTTAAGATTTCATTTCTTACTGACGGATAGTTAATTGCTACATCCTTAAGAATTCCAACTAGAATTTCATGTTTACGTTCCATCGCAGCCATCTCGTCTGCGATTTCCTTATTGTCTAAAAGACCAGCACGATGAAGCATGTCTAGTCTTTTTGCTTCAATATCTGTAATAAGTTTAATTGCTGTAGTCTTTGCACTAAGGTTAGATGTTTGATCAGCAGACTCTATAACCTCGTATGCTTTTTTAATAAGTTCAGAGTAGTGTTTGTCTGCACCAGCCAACGCCTCCCTGGCTCGTGCATGTATTGCTTGATTGCTTGCAGCCATTTCTCGCCAGTCATTGAGCAATGCCATGACTCTAGTCCGTGGTATATCAAGCTCTTTGGATATCTGTGACGCATCCAAACCCTTTAAATATTCTGTAGCAACAGCGTTTACTTGATCAAGATGTTTCACCAGATCTAATTCTTTTGACACGCTTGCCTCTCTTCTTAGGTATTCTTCTTACCCTCTCTGGATAGAATGATCTAAATCCACATCCAATTCCTTTATCTAATTCGATGTAGTCTACCCATACAATTCCATTCTTAGGGTTAGTTGTTAGGCTAAGAAACTTGAATTGAGTTCCCCATATGCCTTTAATTTTTATCAAGTCTCCCTTGACAATTTTTTTACCATCAATAAACATTTCTTCTTCACGAATAAATGGATCTATTGAGCTACACTTTTTCCTTCTCATTGTCCCTACCTTTCGATTTGTATCAGTAGATCTTTTTAATGTCAATAGATGCGTTTTTTTCTAATCTATTTATTTCATCATTAATATAAAATATAGCCTTTTTTAAATCTTCAATTTGCTTAGCATCATCCTTTATTCCTGCTCTCCAAAGGTACTTGATAGCATTACCGACATTAAAATTTCTATGACGAGTAATCTGTATGCATTCTACGCCAGATGGATCACTGGTGTAGTGTGGTGGATGATTTACCATATCGCTCATTATTTACCCCTTAGTCCAAATTTAATCAAGTATGAATATATAGTTTGTGTAGAACAGTTGCATTCTTTTGCAATTTCTTCTGGTGACTTTTTATCATAAACATATCGTTTTGTCAACCACGTCTTTGACTGATAAAGCTTAGGCATCTTCTACACCGTCTTCAAACATAGAGTTCCAACGATCAGAAACATACCATCCAACTCCTATCGCATCTGCTACATCATCATCACTTACTTTAACTTTAAAGTGGCTAGCAACAGCATCTATTGTTTTATTTTTTCTGGTTTCTCTTTCTTTACTTTTATACCAAGATCTTGATTTCCC